TTTAATTCGCCACCCGGAGCCACCAGTTCATACTGATCCTTGCCAACCAGTCGGTAACTGGTGACTGTCTTAAAATCGCTCACGTTGCGAACCGCACAGATGTTGCGCCAGGTGCGCTCAACGCTAAAGAAGCCTTCCAGCAAGAATTTATTAGCCACATTGGACAAAATGCCGCCGATGTCGATATTGGAAAATCCAGCGGATGCAGCTTCCACCTGAGGCCGAAACGCTGCTCTCCACAAGTCGCGAGTCTGCTCGAAGTGCCTACCGGTGTAGCCGTTGGCCCAAGCAGCTTCGAGAAGCAGTCGCTTGAGGGACAAACCACTCTTGAACAATTTACCAGCAGCGGTCAGAGATTGCTCAGAGCAATACTTTTCTGCTACCGCCTGATCGCTCGATAAAAAGCACGCGGCCTCCAACACTTCATTGCTCGTCTGTGGCTGACTGCGCGAGTAGACATAGGGAGCCTTTGGCCGCGTTTCTCGCAGTAACTCTAGCTCGAAGTCTCTAACACTCGTACCGTTATCAATCGCCCTGGCTGACAACTCGCTGATGGAATCAATATCAGCGCCGACCTGCTCAGCAGCTTCCATAGCTAGAGCCTTTATGGCAGTACACCTGGCACGATTGGCCTTAATTCGAGCCAAAGCCTGTTCGGTAGATTCATCAGAAGAAGCGGCGATATTTTGTGTTAAATCCATTTCTTGACTTCCTTTTTGATTTCCTTTGAGAGAGTTTGCGACAATACCTGCAGAAGTAGATCCGTCAGCCCCGAGGTCGACGAAACTGATTTCTCCGAGTGTTGATTTTCGGACGACATTGATTGGGCCAGGGTAATTGTTTCCGTTGACTGTCACAGTTTGGCCGTCTTTTACAAATTCGAATTCCTCCACGCTGGCACCGATTGATGCTTGCCACGGAAACCCATTTCGCGAAGAAACGACCACATCACGAGCAGATTCAGTGTCGCGAGATACTAGGCCATTTGCCAAAAGTTGCCCGTTCTCGACCTTGATCGCCGACGTATGGCCAACACCCGTTGTCACGTCATGATTTAATCGGATTGGTCTGGCTTGTGACGGAATGTTCATTCCCGCCAAATCGACTATCACCGGATATCGCCAACCGGCCAAACGCATGAGCCCACCTGTGTAGGCGACCATACTGAATTTTGGCAGACTGGCAGACTCGCCATCTTTGCCTGCTTCCACTTCCATTTTCACAGAACCGCTGGCGGTGATTTGCATATTCTCAGGCGGTTGCCACTTTTCAGACATTGGCTTCTTCATCCTCATCCTCGCTTGAATCGTTTTGATCATTAAACGCTTCAGTAGTGATCTTCAAATCACGTATCAATTGCAGCTCTTTAGCTCGCTGACGTAACTTGACTTCCCAGTCTTGACCATGCCTAGCGTATTCGTCGGCCAGCGTGGTAGTGTGATTGGCTAGCCGAGTGGCCTGTGCGTTGGCTTCTTTGGCGGGATCAACATGTTCATGTCCATCCCAAAACCATTGGTGTGGCCAACCTGCTATTGGCCCCAGGCCGATAGGTAAGAAGTCTGGCAGTAGCGCTGCTTCGTCCAGCCAAGCTGCTAGCACACGATCCAGGACTGCGCATTCCAAATGCGACTGTTCGACGCGAATCGCTTTGAAGTAGGTTTGGTGATCGAGCCGGCCAGAGGCGTAGTTATAACCCGATGAATTACCAGCAGCCACATTGAACGGCATGTTCAAGCAACGTGCAATTTCATTCAGTAGCTCATGCTTGAATTCTGCATACGTAGTGCTTGGCTGTTCACTTCGCATTTGCTCCATGCGCCATCCGCCAGGCATGGTCAGCAGCGCTCTCTTTTCCAGTTCAATTGGCTCGAACGGTTCAGCCGAATCAGCTTCACCGTTGGCTGGAGACTCGGTATAGAGAATGCCAGCGAAGTCTGCAGCAGTTTCAGCAGCAGCCAGCACTGCCAACGTAAATCGGCGTAATTGGGCAAACAGTGGTAATGCCGGCATGATGTCCGGAATGCCACGTGCTTGGCCTGGACGATCCGTTCGATACCAGTGCAGTACGGATGATGCAGGTATGCGATCGTATTCCCGATGTGACCAGACGGCGTCACCGGGATGACTGCGCAAAATGTGGTACTGGCTTGGATTGCCCGCTGAGTCGAATACGATTCCATCAACCTGAGTTTCACTGCGTGGATCTAGGTCTGGGGTAGTCACCTGATCGGCTTCGATCAAACGCAAATCTAGTTGAATGTCGGTGGCCAGGCCCGGATTGTTGGTGAGAATTGCAAATGCCTCTCCATCGGTCGCGCGGGCCATTTGCATGGTTCGTAGTTTATCTGGCAGACGGACCGCCTTTGACCAATGCATGAAGGCTTGTTCAATTCTTCGATTAGCCTCAGAATCTTCGGTTAGCAGTTGCAGTCTTGGGCCGGTGCCAATGACGTCGTTGGCCAGCGTGAGCACGATACCACGAGCGTAGCTGTTGTTGGCGACTTCGTAACGAGAGCGGTTGCGGAGGACTCGTCGCACCTGGGCGCTGTTAGCGCTGTTGGCTGACAGACCATCAGCGGCGGCCCAGTGCCGGCGATTGTCTTCATTGGTCACAGCCGCATCGTAGCGGGCGCGAACTACTCGGGCTTTGCGAGAAGCAGGCTTACTGACCGAAAGTAGACTGGAGAGCCAATTTAGCATCTTTAGCCAGCTCCCGGCGGTACGAGTTTATTGAAGGTGAGCCCTCGACGCTTTGAATTGACTGCGTTTTTCGATGCTAAGTAGCGATCGGCTGCAATCTGATCAGCTAGTCTATGCTGCTCGACACTACCAGCGTCGCCAGATGCTTTCGCTGGCCCCTGTGCATTTTGACGGATGGTTTCGTCAAGCTGGTTTGTCGACATGTTTTTCTCCGAGTGATTTAACTCTGCTCTCGGATTATTGCAACGCTATTCGACAAAAAAAGAGTCTCAGTGACTGAGACAAGCAAAAAGAGAAAAATGCTACTACATCTAGTAATATAGGGAAAAATTTTTATTGCCGATGATGACCTATCGGCATTTCAAAAGTCACAATCTTACGCTCACAGTGACGGCATACTTTTCGGCGGCGAATTCTTCCATCTCGAAGTGCTTCTGTCCGAGTAGTAAAAAAGTGCGTGCAACCACAATTGGGGCAGATCAACCCTTTTGATTTCTTAGATTTTTCATTTACCTCATTTTTTTGCATAACGATCTCTTTGCATTTCAGAAAAGCTAATCCGTTTCTTCCCCATCTGAGCTTCCTGTTTCAATTCTCTTAAAGAAGCTCCTAGCATTGATCCTGCAACACCACAGCCAACCAAACAATCGAACCAGTGGTTATCCGGTTGCTCGGGTCGCTGCTTCCATTCGTCAACGCTTCGTCCGCGTGCCTCGGTCTTGATGAAGTACTCGGAAGTCAAGTGCTCGGCGAACATACGATGCGTTTCGGCATTTGCTCCAAAGAGCGACAGACATCCTCGATCGCCCATGGCCAAACGCAAGCGAGCAGTTACAAACGACTTCCACCAATTAGTATCGTAGACCACGTGACGGATAGCTCGCTTGCCATGTACGTTAGGAATACGCCAATTGAGTCCCACGCGATCTCCTGACCGACGTTTGTACTCGCTGAACGGTAAGCTCGACGCTCCTACAAATCGACCGTGGCTAGGCATAATCACAGCGGCATGCTTTGATTGCCGGCAAAACTGGTAGACCACATCGGTCGATTGTCCCCAGTTGGCATCAATCAAACAGCGACCGATGCGCATGGCCGCGCCATCATCACGTTGCCATTCTCGGTCCAGTAGTTTCGAAGTGAGCGATTCGAGGCCGGCATAGATAGAGCCCTCTAGTCCACTTCCAGTAGCTTCCGTGGAAAGCGTTTGGCGCGCATCGCGCAGCGTGAAATAGGAACGTCGCTGGTCAGGATAACAACCATAGTCAATGACATAGCCGGTGAAATCGTCTTCCCAGGCGGCGACAAGGTAGAATAGCAACTTTTGCTGGACGTCGATGAATGCCGTCAGATGATTGGCTCCGATGGAGACCAAGCCTCGATCCATGCGGTTGATCTTGCTTACCACATCTTCGGGTTTTAGCATGCCATCGGTGACTGTTTCCTCGGGTAGCGGTTGGTTCTGGTACTCGGCGAAGAAGGCTGCTTCATCCTGTAGTTTCAAATTCATCGCGTGCTGGATCGCGGATAGCTCGTCGTAGTTGAAACGCTCTTGCCAGGCCACAACAGCACCCTCATCCATGGCGTCTTGGTTCTGACGATAGAATTCAGTGGCTGCCTGGCCACCGTCGCCACTTCGCATGCCTTCTGCGCGAATTTCTGCATAGCGTTCCCAGAGTGTTTCGTTTTTAGGGAATGAATAGACCATTTTGGTGCGCTCTCCATTCCATTCCGGATGCCGATCGCGATCCAAGATGTTGTCAGCCATATCCCCGGGGCGAATAACGGTGCATGGCATAATTCCAGATATCTTCTTACCTGGGCCTGCCAGTCCAAGCACGGCTCCAGCGAGAATACTCTCACGCTTGGCACATTGTGAAAGCGATCGAGCACTTTCGTCTGTCTGAGGATCATCTAACACGACAAGGCTGGGCCGAACCGTTCTACCATCAGGACGTTTGAACTTCATACCTCTGATACGACCAGTCAGGCCGGCGACTTTGATGACAGCCCCACTGGCCTGGCTCCCTTCGATCGTCGGCAAGACGACCTCCTTGGCAGTCCAACCGATCTGCGTGCGCTTGCCATGGTATAGCTGACCGTTGGCGCGATTCGAAATCCCATCGAGAGCTTGGATCGGAAAGCAGACCTCGGGGAAGTCGGCCAAGAGCAGCTCGTTGCTATAGAGTTCGGTTTTGATCGAATCGAGCATGTCACACGCATGGCTCTCGTCGCTGCCAATCAGACATACAAAGTTGCGATGCCCATAGAGTACAGCCCAAATGCAGGCAACTTCAGCAATTGAACTTTTTCCGCTACCTCGAGCCATCGCCAGCGCAAACAGTCCACCATGCACAACGGCCTGTTCGATTTTTTCCATGATCTTGATATGG